CCTGAGTGAGCAGGGTTGTTCTTACGGCTACGCTTTTGTGCTGCTTGCACTGGTGCATATCCATAGTCTTGCATCACTGTGATGATGTCGCTTGTGTTCAATGACACATAACGATCTGTAAGGCGGTCAGCCTTGGTAGTGCTGAAAGCAGCAGGGGCAAGTTGTTGGATACGCTCTGTAGAGAGAGCAGAATTGTTAACATTGCGAGAGAAGATTACATGTTTAGCCATGATGTTTCCTTAAGAAAAGTGAATGAGTGTCAGCAACTGACGCTTAATTATAACCACAAAATTAGGGGCAGTGTAAATACCCCTACAGAACCTCAGGGCTTTCTAGCCAAAGGTATTACATCTATCCAAGAGACTAGATGAATAGGATCTCCGAACATATCTAGGCAGTAGCTATACATGCCATCGATGTGATCGAAGTAGAAGACAGCCCCAGTGTTGGGCATCTGTATGTAGCTCTTAGGCTTTACTGAGTACAGTGGTTGCACTGGCTGTTTGTCGAAGTCTCTAATGTCCACTTCACTTAACATACGGAGAGAACCTTTCATGTTCTTGTTGAAGAAACAATCGTTTTGTTTTCTGTCCTTCGGCATAGCCTAAGACATACATAGCATCCATCCATTCATTAGATAGGGGCAGACTACGCAGACCATGAACGAAGCCTAAGTTGTAGCTCATTCCCATAGCATTAAAATTACAAATGCTACAGCAAAGAGAAGAGCAAACCAACCATATAAAGTTTCATCATCCATGTTTAGGCTCAGGTGGTTGAGGGGCAGGGGAAGGGAAAGGCCACATTGGTTTCTCTTCACGCTTAAGTTCTTTAGCCATCTACATTTACCTTTCGCTGTACTGGTGTAGCTAACAACCACTTGTCACCAAGGAAGCGAATGCTACGCACCCACTGCCGTTGATTGTGCCTATTGATCCGCTTCTCTACACCTTCGGTGTTGAACAGAGTGCGAACATGTCTTAACATCTTTGTATTCATTTTAGTCCTTAACTATACGAAAGTTTCCGAAGTCTACCTGTTCTTTGTTGGCAAAGAATAACCCATCTAGGAATCGTTCCAGTGCAAGTGATGCATCAGATAGTGAGTGATAACGCCTTGGCTTGAAGTTGCCACTGTCTGTCACATCAAACTCTAGGCAGTGCCACTTGTTACGCAGTCGGGTTTGTATCTTGTACATATGCATACCTTTCATAAGATTTGATTTTGCTGTCACCATCGGTGTGCTTGGTGACCCACTTGATGGCTACACTATCGGAATGTAAGCGTTGTATTAACAACGACAAGTCACAGTCTTCCTCAAGGTACACATTGTCCTTGTACTGGTAGCTGTAGCTGCTTACATCAGGGGCAATGCCTAAGTTCTCTAACACCTTACGCTTTACCTTGCCCCATCCATGTCCGGCATCGGTGTATACAGTGATGGTGAATGTCTTTCCTTTTTTTATCATGATGTTTCCTTAATGATATCGACAGCGTCCTTCACTGCCTGTTTGAATTCCTGCTTAGTACATTCGCTGAAGTCTAGGAATGTAGCCATCGTATCTTGAATCTGAATTGCCTGTGGCACAGTGCAACTTAGTTGATCAATGATCCATTGTGTATAGAGGTTCATAGGTTATGTTCCATAATATATTTAGCATCGGCAATGTCTTTAGACAGTGCCTCAATCCAAGTGCCATCCTCAATGTACTTGTCAGCCGACTCTGTCAGGCTCTTAAGCACACCTCGAATGTCAGCCTTAGCACCCTTGGCAATGACAGGGAATTGTTCATGTCGTTCCATGCCCCGAATGAATGCATACCAAGACTTAGACTTCGGAGTGTAGAAGCTGGTTGCAATTTCCTTACGCTCCCAGTGCTTAGTGTAGCTAGGGTGAACATAAGCATAGTGTTGCCCAAAGATTCGGGCAGTTTGTTCCTGCTTGGTCACTGTCAAGGTGAAGAGAACATCCCTCGCTTCATTGAAGGTGTCCCATGTGTTGTCACCCTGTGCATCACAGGCATAGTCTTCATTGGACATCAGTACCATATAACCTTCGGTTGTTTTAATTACTTGATTCATCATGCCTCCTGTATTACATCCACAATTTCCCAATCACCCTCAGCCACAATGCCTTGATTGAGAGGGATAAATTCACCACCATCCATGTCCTTAGCTATATACATAGCTTCGGCATTGCTACTGGCATCAACATAAACATACAAGTATGTTGACATCTTAGCAATCACTTTGTATTTATTCATAGTCATCACATGCTCCTTCCATTACATCATGCAGTGCCACACCATACACTAGGTCATCAGCACTGCTCTCGAAAGCTTGGCGAGTGTCATCAATCATTTCAATGATGTCCTCACTAGGATAGTCTTCGATCACCTCCCACAAAATGATGCCGAAATCACCTGAGCAAAAAGAATCAAGCCCTATCACCTGAAGAACAGATGCATAGGACATGGTGTCAGGATAGTCAGACAACCACTGTTCCAGTGCAAACCTCTCACTCACCTTCATCTTCACAGGGAAGTCGAGGTCAGCACTCACCATGTAGAAGCATCGTCCATCACGAAGCTTCACATAGCAGTAGGGGTGAGTGTCAGTATCGACAGGGTCATTACCCTGTGTTGCATCCACTAAGTCATCAGCCGACAGGTAGATAACATCTACCAAAGTGTCGTAGCTCTCAAAGCTTTTCCCTGCAGGGACGGACATGCCTTCCTCTGCTAGGTCTGTTCTCATTCTGATGCGGTTCATGCCTCTTCTCCTTTGTATTCCAGTGCCAGTTTCACAATGCTATTTGCTACATCCTCCATGCTCTTGGCATAGTAGGGGTGAAGACGATAGTCTTGAAGGGACGCTTTGTTATTCAAGTCACCCATCCAAATGAAGTGGCTATCAAGTAGGAGGAACACCTCTCTACGCAGTATTTCTTGTCTGTCCATTTGTGTTTCCTTTCAGGATTAGTTCTCGCTTAATGAGGGGAAGGTAAACCTTGTTACCAAAGAATTGATGCTCAAACAATTGGTCATCAACGATCTTGTCTGAGTGTGCTCTCGCTGCTTTCAATGTCTTGAAAGTAGCAACAGGGCTAGTGCTATTGGGATAGCACACAATGTATTTGAATCTGTATCTCATATGACCACCATGAATCGTAGAACACTGCCTTGCCATCAGAGATGGCCTGTCTTGCCACCTTAACAAAGGTAGCTACGCTTTCGAGATCTTCGGAGTCTATCTCCTGAGCACCGAAGAAGAACCCATTGCGAGGTATCAACTTGTTGTTGCCAGTGTCCATCTCCAGTCTGTCTAGATCTTTCAGATCAAGACGAAGGGTAGTGCAGTTGAAGTCATGTCGAAGGCCACGCTTTTGGCGGTACAAATCCTCCATCCAACCATGCAAAGCATTGAACTTTCGCCAGTAGCAGATCTCCGTAGCATTAGCATCCAGTGCCACATCAGTGACAGTGTCACCTACACTGTCAGCATTGACAATGAATGCATACATATCAAGTCCCATAATCGTTCCTCGGAAAGTTAATTGTTGAGTAATAGAAGTCGAGGATTTCATCCTCTGTTAGTTCAAAGTCTATGTCGCCCAGTGCCACAGCAATGTTAATGTCCTAGACATTACGAGACATACCTGTCTCGAATATCAGCGGCGTGTTCATGTCACCTACTGCAAACATGTACCACCATCCTGTCCTCATCCACTGTCAGCCATGCCTTCCGAGTGAATGAATCGTAAACAATAATGTCACCGACATTAATGATTGCCCCTGTTTTGCAACAGATACCTTTGTATCTAGCCTTCATGATCCGTTCCATGTAGCCTCCGAATGTTGTTCTTCAATGTGCCAAGTGCCTATCTTGATAGCCTCTGCTATCGACTCTGCAAAGCCAATGTAACCCACTGCATCTGAGTCAGAAAACAACTCAAAGATTTCAGCTTCGCTCTCCCATCTAGCCCACACTTCGTAGCCATGCTTCGCAAGTATCTTTTTCATACTGTTTCCTTATCAAGAAATTCTGTCATAGTGCATTTCGACTGGGTTTTCCGCATTGTATTTCTCCAAATATTTAAACAAATATTCCAGTGCCTCTGACTCCCTGTCGAAGCCTCGGTACTCACCATCCTCATCTATCCATTCCCAAGACATTCGCTTAGCAAACAGTACACACTGGTCACCAACATGTTCCACATACCAGTCATCCATCTCATTCAATGCCCAGTCTTTGAGATAAATCTCATGGCAAACCTTCTTACATTCTGTGTCATCGACTCTAGTGAGTCGCTCTAGTTCTGCAGGGTGATTGTCTGATAACAACCCCATCACTGCATACTTAAACATAAATCTTTTATGTTCGTCATCGTCCATCATGTTTACACCTTGTAAAAGTTAAAGTTTCTCAGGTAGATAACACCACGCTTAATGCCTTCAGCATTAGGTAGCACCTTCATACCTACTACATTAGCCTTATCCACTGATTCCTCAGTGGCTCTGATGATGAAGCTTGAATACTTATAAGGGTTATAAGTAACCTGCCTACCCACTGTGCCAAGAAACTCAAAGCATTTCTCATCACGGATATCCCCATCAATCCAAATGCCAGTGACTCCGGCATGTACATTCTTTTTCTTCTCTCGAAGAACCCTCTGTCGCCCTGCTTCGGACACTTTAAACTTACAGTCTGTAAGTATCACAGTGTCACGATGGGCAATCACTAAGCCCTTCTTCGAGCCTTCCAGTGCCTTAATGCTAAAGCATTTCTTATGTAGGTTGAAATATACGAACACTCTCATATTGTTTCCTTTCAGGAAGTTAAACCATAAACTTTGCGAGCCACAATACCAAGGGTATTGACAGGGAATTCAGTGTCATATCTGACAGGGTCAGTCAGGAAGTACATGTACTTTCCCTTGCTCTCATCAATGTAAAAAGTAGAATACTTTTTAACCAAGTGCTCATCATAGTGAGCATCAAAGATGGATCTACTGTTAGTCCAACTGAATCCCTTTAGGATTGTCACCTCACCAATGGCAACTGCCTTGCCTAGCCCTGTCCTGATGATGGCAACTCGCTGTCCCATATAGGGATGCAAGCTCTTGCTCTCCCTTGTCTCAATGGTTTTTAAACCATCAACGATTAGGTCAGCAAAGGATTCATCCTTTGTGTTCCTCACATTGATACCAAGCATGTTGTTTCCTTTCAGGAAGTTAGTCAATCACAACCACTGTACGAATCTCAGCATCATCGATATCATCTTCGATGAGTTTGTCCATACGATGATACTCACTCTGTGCCACAGAGCCTTCATACACTCGGCTCACAGTGGGACACAACTGTGTCCTCCAGTAGTCCCCTGCTCCATAAGCATAATGCACATCGGCATCACCATCTTGTTGTTGCAAGAGGGCAATCAATTCAGATACTTTCATTGTGTTTCCTTTCAGGAAAGAAGGGTTAATAACCAAAACTTTATACCAACAAATGCTGCAAAGCAGACAGTGCCTATCACATATTCCATGCTTCCTCCTTCGCATCTTCGTAACCTTTGACGAAGTCAGCATTCTCAGTGATGTTTTTCCATCGTTGTTCCACAACCTTATGCACCTCTTCTAGAGGGCAATCAAGTAGGTCAGCCACTTCCTGACACATCAGGATTGTGTTAGATAACACAAAGTTGATACGCTCTTCAAGTGTTTTCATGTTAGTTCCTTTCAGGAAGAAGGTTGAATGTCCCATCCAGTGCATCAAACAACAGTGCTTTAGCACAGTTGAGGGATTGTCTAGCACCCTCATTGTTGCCATGATGTATCTGTTCTTGAACATCAGACAGTAGTCCTGCAATTACCATTGCACCGCCTGACAATTTGTAAGTGATCGAATCTTTCATTAAACCTGTAAAGGTTTCAATGTCACATCCAAACATGTTATTTAAATCTTGATTTGAAAGCTTTGCCATGTTGTTTCCTTTCAGGAATTGATTGCTTCAGCCAGTGCATTTTCACTGTCGATAGTGACTGCATCAAACACCTGTTGCTTCGTGCCTTTGTAGCCCATACCCTTAAGAATTGCATAGCAAGTCTTACCTTTAGAGGTGAGTCGCATACCTTTCATTTCCAGTTTAAGACCTTGTCTTAAGCAACGTAAACGATAAGCATTGATTTGTTCCGGAGTAGTTAATACCATTTTGTTTCCTTTAGGAAAAGCGAAGCGACTTTGCTTCTGTTAAGACTATGTCTTAGCCCTAACAGAAACCCACTGTCTAGCACCGACCCCAGTGCCACAATGGAGAATGTCTCTCACACATATTATCAACATGATATGTAAGCATGTCCTGTACATTCACCTTGTACAGACTAGGCTAGTCCATAATGATGATGCAAGCCTTGCTAATAGCAAGCATCCTCACCGACACTAGTATCAATTTTTAAAGATCAGAACGACTGAAGCTTTGCTTCACAGCAGGGCTTCACCCTATAGAGAACGCTAGATAACATTCTGCAAAGCCCTAAGGCTTTACGCAAGGCTATCAACTAAGCTTTGCTTACACCACAAAACCAGTGGTATCAAGCTTCGCTTTACCTTTGGCATACAGTCCGACAATGACTCCGTCATCATCAAGGTGACGAACATCTGACTTGTCTCCAGAGACAACCCTGATTCCCTTGAAAGTAGCAGGGATATCTTGTTCCTTACGGAACACCACTGCCATTCTCATGTTGTTAAGCAAAGCTTTCTCAACATAAGGCTGAAAGCCTTCAACACCACTGTAACTGAAAGTTACATCATAGTTACTTGGTAACTCACCACGATTTGCAATCTTAGTGTAGTCATAGAATTGAGTGTTAGGAAAAGCAGCAAATATGTTTACATATTCAATGCCACTAACATCAGTAAAACCTACGGTTTCCCACCGAATGTCACTAGTACCATTCAGTCTAACTAAAGGCTTTAAGCCTTTCTTGTAAGCTTTCTGAATGAGCTTTGCAATATCAACAACAAGTTGTTGCATGAAGTCATTCCGATCAGTGAAAAACCATGTGGTTTTGTTGATCCTAGCTTGCTGAACCGAGCTGAAAGCTCCACGCCCTGCAGTGTTTAAGCAAGCTACATCACACTGAGCCATCTTTGCCATTGGACAAGTGTTCCACTTGGTAGTTGTTGCCGGAGCTAGATAGAGAATGCCAGTTAAGAAACCTAAGGTTTCTCCCTTGATAGTTTTGGCATCTGACGACACCGAAAGCAAAGCTTTAGACTTGAACATTGTGTTTCCTTTAGGAAGGTTGTGGCAACATTGCCGTTGAGGTTTCAATTATAAACAGTTCCAATAACCCTGTCAATCACAGGGCTTTTCTGCTACCAACAAGGGTTTTACCCTTGAATAACAGTGCCTCATCGTAACATCCCATCCACTGCATTGCCTCAGCTTTGCTGAGTGTGTAGTGGGACTTCTTGAATCCGACACCAGTTACTTTGTAACCAAAAGCTTTGCAAAGCATCAGTTTAATCTGATCCTCCCAAAGAAGGGCTAAGCTAATAGTGCTAAGCACTATAGAGATTTCAATGAGAATTTGAACAGCATCGTAATTTGTCATTTTGCTTCCTTCATGTCTTTCATTTAACTAAGAAAAGAAACTATTTCCTTTTCTCACTAAAGTGAAAAGGATAGTTTCTTTGTTAAATGAAAGACATGGGATCGGGCATATATACGCAGATCTTCCTATATTTAAGCATTTTTTAATGCCAACATAGTTGTCATAAAAATGCGATTATAAATATAGGAAGTAACAGTAGACTTATCCACAGTTTGTTGTTGGCTCGGCTTGAGATGTTGTGGATAACCCAGTGTTGTGCTGTGGATAACTTTACCGATTGGGGTAGTTGTTGATAACTTTGGTTTTGCTGTGGATAACTTTACCGATTGGGGTATTCTCTTTAGAGGGTGGTGGATATACCGACCTTTCTGTCAAGGGGTTATGCCTAAAAAGCATAACCTTTTCCGGCTGTTTTTGACATGGTGAACCGATTTTGAATCAGTATTCAAAGATCTTCTAAGTCCTTGAATTCATTGAATATATCTTCTTCTTGAGTGAACTGCATTCTATGTCTTTGATTCACCTAAGATCTGCATTGCATCGCAGGGCTGCTACGGCTGCAGGGCTGGGCGGCTGCGGGGCGGTGCGTGGGCATGGGGGGGTCGTGCGTTATATGTATATGGCCTCGTCCAAAAATCAGGAAAATAGAGTCTGTTAACCAAACTCCATCTTTGGCAGCTCCCACACCACAATAAAAACAATTAGGGACAGATCAACATGCACTATACTGCACAATAGATGTGTACACGCTAGTGCTAGGAGGGGCTGTTATGTTCAGTATATTAAACAATTAGGGACAGATCAACTATACACATAAGGTTACACAAACAGCTACCTTCCGTACACTTCTATGTGTACAAACAAGAACTATTCTCATTGAAGTTTCATGCAACTTATAAGTATCTATCAAGAAACATCTTGATAGCTATAGGTTTATAAACACCCCCATATGGACCATTTTATTATTTATAGAATATTTCTGATTGTTCCTACAGAAAAAGCTTGACATTGGTTTCAATATGTGTAAAACTACCCGTACCTGCACCATGTATGCTCTATGCATACAGGCGATACGAAACAAAGTATGAGCTACCTTCCGGCTACAGGTAAAGAAATGAGCTTGCAATCGGCTGCTGAAGAGAAAAGACTCAGAGAAGATAACAAAGGGGCCACTTTGTTGTCTTGCTTTGGACACTGGCAGTGGTACACCTTACACTGACCAGACTAGACTTGATGTGGGTACTTGTTAAAAGCTGTTGCTAAAAGGGTGGGCTAACAACAGCCATAGATGAACACATCCCTTATGGGCTTTCTAGGTGTATGTTCTAGATATTAGTGGTAGGTGGTATGTATTTCATAATGTGATATGTACCGTTCCCTACAGGTAATGGTAGTTGTTTCTTCACAGAATCTCTACCGTCACCTTCATAGACGCTATAGACATACATTGGGATAGGTTGTTATGTGTAGCAATAAATGCTACCATACCACCTTAGCTAGGCTATGTGTGTTAGCATGAAGCATTATGAACTACTACACCCGACAAGAGCTAGAAGATAGAGGACTAACAAACACATACCCCTACAGTGTGGCTACACAAGCTTCACTAGCGTTACACAGAGGATATGTAGATAAGATGCATTTATTCCACAGTGATGTCTATTATGTTAGAGCAGCTATGGAAAAGAATACAGGATATGTATTCCCCTTAGACAGAGTTGAAGATGCTATGAGAGCTGAGGGATGGAAAGAACACAGACACCAACCAAGGAAGAAACAACATGGCAACAAAGAAAAGTACTGTTAATGCTGCTGGCAACTACACCAAGCCTACAATGCGTAAGGCGTTGGTAGCTAGGGTGAAGGCTGGTTCTGCTGGTGGTGATCCGGGAGAATGGTCTGCTAGGAAAGCACAGCTTGTAGCAAAGAAGTATAAAGCTGCTGGTGGTGGTTACAAATGAAGCCTTCTCAGAAGTCTTTGAAAGATTGGACAGCCCAGAAGTGGACAACAAAGTCTGGTAAGCCTTCTGCTAAAACAGGAGAGAGATATCTGCCTGAAGCTGCCATTAAGTCTTTAAGCTCTGCTGAGTATGCAGCCACCACTAAGGCCAAGCGTGAAGGCACAAAGGCTGGTAAGCAGTTTGTTAAACAGCCTAAAGAAATTGCTAAGAAGGTGAAGGGGTTCAGATGAAAACACCAGCATGGCAAAGAAAAGAAGGTAAAGATCCTAAGGGTGGACTAAACGCTAAAGGTCGTGCGAGTTTAAAAGCTGCTGGACAAGATATTAAAGCACCCGTTAAAGCTGGTGACAATCCTCGTAGGGCTTCTTTCTTAGCTAGGATGGCAGGGAATGATGGGCCTGAGTATAAAGATGGTAAACCTACAAGACTTCTGTTAAGCTTACAGGCTTGGGGAGCAAGCAGTAAAGCAGATGCCAAAGCTAAAGCTAAAGCAATTTCTGCAAGGAATAAAAAATAAAGTGGTAGACTATGTATGTAGCACAGTTTGTCATATGTATGTTTAGTATGTGCCTTGTTGTTGAGCAACAGCCTTATGTTGTACATCAAGATTTAGAAAGCTGTAAGGCAGCAGCTTTTGTGCAAGTAAAGAAGTTGTTGGTGTCTTTGGAAGATAAGCCTGTTGTTATAGAGGCGTTTTGCTTAGATGTCACTAAGAATAGTATTTAATTAAAGGAAAAACTATGGCTACCGATGCAGAAAAAATAAAGATGTACCGTGAGAAGGCTAAGGACACTTCTGTCCCTCAAGAGGTGCGTAACACCTACTTGGACAGAGCCAATGAGCTAGAGCGTAAAGCCTTTGAAGCCACTAAGGTTCCTGAGAAGAAGCTTGCTAAAGGTGGTGTTGCTTCTAAGAAGCCTATGCTTGCCATCATGATTGGTATTGGTAAGCCAACCAAAGCTCCTGCTAAAGGTGGTCCTGCTAAATATATGGAGTTTTCTAACAAAGGAAAACCAAAAGGCATGACCCCTGTTAAAGCAGCCCCTAAAAAGAAGAAGTAAATAGAAAGATTGTCCAATGTATCTGACAAGTAACATCCCATATTTTAAATGTTGGGTTAGAAAAGAGTTTACGAATGGACATCAAAACTATCATGGGGAATACATACATGCATTAGCAGTGGCTGTCACCACCATTCCAGATAGGAGCTTGAGCTTTCAAGTTATCTTCACTGGTTGTGAAGCAGATGATGGTAGTCAAGCAAATGTACATGGTGGTGCTATGTGGGCGAGGATGCCCATTACAGCTTTAGTTGGAGACATCCCTTTGGAAGTGTGGCCTGAGCGTATGAAGACTCACTTAGCACAACCTTGGGATTGTAGTAGTTACAACCACAGTATTATTCGTATTGATAGAGCACAGCCTTCTCCTTGGCTATGCAAGATTAATAATGAGTTTCACACAGGGCGGTATTTGTTTACAGTTGATTATGCGGAGAGTGAGGTGTCAGAAGATCCTTCACAGCATAAACAAAGTCATGTGTTGATGTTGACGGACGCAGGGGAATGGACAGGTAATATAGTGGCTCTACCTAACAATAGAGTTAGAGTTACCAGTCCAGCGTATTGGAACACTGGAGAAGGAGCACCCGACTTCCGTCCCAGTCAGTGGGCGCATTGTGCGGAACAAGATGATTCGTACATGGATGCTAATGTTACTTTTAATAACCTATACATGGAGAGTGTGAAATGATGAAAGCAAAAATGATGGCTGCTGGTGGTATGACTAAAAAAGGATATGCTGCTGGAGGTATGGCTAAGAAGGGCTATGCTGCTGGTGGTATGCCTATGGTTAAGAAGGATGGAATGAATGTTCCAGCTTTTGCTGCTGATGGTAAGGGTAAGATGGCTAAGGGTGGTGCTGTTAAAGCACCAATGAAAGCTAAGAAGAAGTAATGGCTACTATTAAACAAATAGCTAAGGTAGGCAAAGTGATGCGTGAGTTTAAAGACAAAGGCTTACACAGTGGTAAAGGTGGTAAGGTTGTTACAAACCCCAAGCAAGCCATTGCCATTGCCTTGTCTGAAGCTAAAGTGAAGCCTAAGAAGAAATGACAATTACCAGCTATCCAGAACTAGTACGCATTGCTGGCAGCGGCAACACTGTTAGCATTGGTGGAACTAACACTGATGCCTTTGGAAGGATAAGGGTTAGTCAGCCTTATACATTGTTTGATAGCCAGAATAGGTATGGTATTGATAGTCAATTCAGTACCTCCACTGCTGGTTCTGGGGCAGCTACTCATCTCTCTAATGAGTCTTCTGTAAATATGGCTGTGTCTACAACTTCAGGTGATGAAGTGGTGAGACAGACATTTAGAGTGTTTCCTTATCAGCCGGGTAAGAGCTTGTTGTTATTAGCTACATTCAAGATGGATACAGCCAAAACAAACTTGAGACAAAGGGTTGGTTATTTTGGAACAGATAATGGTGTGTTTTTAGAACAGGGTGCTAATGGAATTACATTTGTTCTAAGAACATCTACCAGTGGTTCTGTAAGTGATGCACGATATGCAGCTAAGGCTAGTTGGAATGGTGATAAGCTGGATGGTACAGGTACTAGTGGTATCACATTAGACCTGACCAAGACACAAATCTTGTTCTTAGATTTTGAATGGCTTGGTGTCGGTAGTGTTAGATGTGGCTTTGTTATCAATGGACAATTTATTGTTGCCCATACTTTCCACAACTCAAATATAGAAACTGCTGTATATATGACTACAGCCATTCTTCCTGTTCGTTATGAAATAACTAACACAGGAACTGTAGCTTCTTCGTCAGCAATGAAACAGATATGTTCTTCTGTTATGTCTGAGGGTGGCTATGAAGCAGTATCTCAAGAACACGCAGCCAGAATGGTATCTGCTACAACAGGTACATTTTTAACAACAACATTTAAACCATTAGTTTCTATAAGACTGCCTTCTACAGCATTAGGTGCTGTAGTGCTTCCATACAATTTAAATTTCTTACCTACCACTTCAGACAATTATGAATTGGCTTTGTTTAAAAATACAACATTAACAACACCAACATGGACAGCGGTTTCTTCTACTAGTAATGTAGAACAAGATTTAGCATCAACATCAATGACTGGTGGAACTATATGTTACAGTGAATTCACTACAGGTAAATCAGGTAGAGTACCATTAGCTACAGGATCTGGTTATAACTGGGATTTACAACTTGGTGTTTCTTTGGCTGCTGTTAGTGATATATATACATTAGCTGCGAGAACAATATCAGGGACTGGTGGCGGTATTGGTTCTCTTACATTCTACGATTTAACATGACAACAAAGAACAGAACTGTAGCTGCTGTATTAACAACCAGCAACCAAGACATCTACACAGCCCCTCCTACATTCAGGGCTGCTGTTGAAAGCATCTTCGTCACCAATGTAACAAGTAGTGCTGTAACATTCTCTTTAGACTGGTACAGCCATACGAATACAACCTATTACACAATTGCTGAGACAGTGAGACTAGAACCAAACAGCATGCTGCAAATTACAAATGCTTTCTATTTGTTACATGATGACAAGATTAGAGGACTATGCAGTGTAAACAGTGCGGTGGAAGTAAGCGTTAGAGTATCTGAACAATTCACCACTTCAACTATTTAAAGAAACATTATGGCTAAAAGAGAACTAAGCGAACAACAGAAGAAATTCATTGAGGTGTTATTTGCTGAGGCTGGGGGCAATCCTTCCAAGGCAAGACAGCTTGCTGGTTACAGCGAAGGCTATGCTACCAAGATGATTATGGACACTCTCAAGGAAGAAGTGATTGAGGCTACACAGCTATACATCGCTATGAATGCTCCTAGAGCAGCTATGGCGGTTGTTAGTGGTATTTCCGATCCTACAGAGCTAGGCTTGAAAGAGAAGCTCAACGCTGCTAAGGATTTGTTAGACAGGGCTGGTTTGGTGAAGACAGAGAAAGTTCAGGTGACAGCACCTAACGGCATCATGATTTTACCAGCCAAAGACAGCGGTGAGTGAAAGAGACTTAGGGGCTTGGATATTGCCACAGCCCAAAGCAAAGGAAACATATGTACCTATTCCAAAGATTAGAAAGACTATACCATTTGGTTACAGACAAGATGAAGAAAATCCTGACCTCTTGCAGCCAATACCTACAGAACTTGAAGCGTTAGAACTAGCTAAGAAACACTTAAAACAATACAGTTCTAGACAGGTAGCGGCTTGGCTTACCACCACAACAGGTAGAACGATAAGCCATGTGGGATTGTTAAAGAGAATAAAGACTGAAAGAAAGCATGGATTCAAATCCGCTACTTACCGCAACCTTGCCACAAGGCTCAAAAAAGCCCTTGAGCAAGCGGAAAGGTACGAAGAAAAATCCAAGAGGCTCGGCAGGGAAGACCCAACAGGATACTTCGAGTCAGAGCAGTACAGCAAGCTCACCGAATATATCGATAGTAAACTCGCCAGAGACTCCTCTAGCGACACCTGATGATAGGGAAGTATTGTTTAAGCCCAACCCCGGGCCTCAAACATTCTTCTTAGCTTCCTCAGAGAGGGAAGTGTTATATGGTGGTGCTGCTGGTGGTGGTAAAAGCTACGCCATGCTTGCAGATCCATTGAGGTATATGGTGCATCCGCAGTTTTCTGGGTTGCTTCTTCGTCACACGACAGAGGAACTTCGAGAACTCATCTGGAAAAGCCAAGAGCTTTATCCAAAGATTTATCCCGGCATCAAGTGGAGTGAGAGAAAGATGCAGTGGGAAGCACCGTCAGGGGCTAGGCTATGGATGTCCTACCTTGATAGAGATGAAGATGTATTGAGATATCAGGGTTTGGCGTTTAGCTGGATTGGTTTTGATGAGTTGACGCAGTGGCATACGCCATTTCCGTGGAACTATATGCGTTCTCGCTTGCGTACAGCAGCGTCAGACCTACCAATTTTTATGAGAGCTACAACAAATCCGGGTGGTCCGGGCCATGCTTGGGTGAAGAAGATGTTTATTGACCCTTCTCCAGCAGGTAAAGCCTTTGATGCCACTGACATTGAGACTGCTAAACCTCTAGTGTACCCAAAAGGACACAGTAAAGAAGGACAAGCACTGTTTAAGCGTAGGTTTATCCCTGCTATGTTGGCAGATAACCCCTACTTGATGCAGACAGGTGACTATGAAACCATGTTGTTGTCCCTTCCTGAACATCAAAGGAAGCAACTACTGGAGGGCAATTGGGATATTGCTGAAGGTGCAGCCTTCACTGAGTTTAATAGGCAGATACATGTAGTGGAACCGTTCCACATACCAAGTAATTGGACTAAATTTAGGGCTTGTGACTATGGATACGGAAGTTATAGTGCTGTGGTGTGGTTTGCTGTGTCTCCAAGTGAGCAATTGGTCATCTATCGTGAGCTATATGTTAGCAAAGTGCTTGCCAAAGACCTCGCTCACATGGTGATGAGGGCTGAAGAGAGCGATGGACCTATAAGATATGGGGTGTTGGACAGTAGTTGCTGGCATAAGAGGGGTGATACAGGTCCATCACTGGCAGAACAGATGATTGCAGAGGGTTGTAGGTGGAGGCCAGCGGATAGAAGTGCTGGAAGTAGGGTGTCTGGTA